TACAGCAGTTAGTAAGACAGCAGGTCGGGTCTATAGCATGGGTGATGACGGCTATGGGTATGGTTGTGTTGGTAAATTAGCAGCTTAAGGGGGATATATGAATAGCAATATTTTAGAAAAAAGTTTAGCCGCACAAAAGTTAGTATTTAATCAAAGTCGTGACCCAGTTCAAAAAGCTAGGGTCAAGTCAAGAATTGAAGTATTAGAAAAACAATTACTTGATTTGCAAAACGAAAACATTGCATTAAGAAAACAGTTAAAAAGTGCTTGTAATGCTTTGATGGAGATTAAATTAAAATGAACGCTGAACTATTACAAAAAAAACTGCCAAAACTTATGACTTTTGAGTTTGCTGGTGCTGATTTGGTTGAGGTTTATAAAGAACCAAAGTCGTTTATAAGGGATGGTCAGTTGTACATTAGTGCTGAAAATGGCGATGATGCTGCTGACTATTATGGTGAATACAGAGGTGGTTATCCATACATAAACCCAGCATTAGAAGATTTTGCAACCAAAAACAAAGGGTATTTTGAATGGGAAAATCCTGCTTGCATTGTATTTGTTAGGAATTAAATGACTACTTTTACTACCGATGACCGCATAAACGCTTATAGCCATTACAAAATTTATGATGAGCATGGTGAATTAATGCGTACAGTAAAGACTAAGCATGAAGCCGAGCATTTAATTAAAACCTATACCGATTGGACTTACCAGTTTGTTAAAGCTGATAAACCTAAATTTGAGGATGCACCATTTTGAGTTCTTGGCTAATTATTGTGACGGGGCTTATTTATGCCTATATAGGTATAGAACAAGGCTTTAAAGGTAATACAGCTATGGCGGTTGTATATAGCGGTTATGCTTTTAGTAATATTGGACTTTATGTACTTGCAACAAAATAGGGGGATGTGTGGATTTTGAAAAGTTTTGGATGAATTGGCCCAAAAAGGTCGCAAAGAAAAAAGCTGAGATTGCTTGGAAAAGATTGACTAACCTTGAAAAGCGTGAAGCATTAGAAGCCTTGCCTAAGCACCTTAGACATTGGCAACTTAAACGCACCGAAATAGACTATATCCCGTACCCTGCTAGTTGGTTAAACGCTGCACGATGGGAAGATGTTTTAGACATGACCCCCGCCAAAGAAAAGGTCGATAGGTCTTGGATGTTTAGCCAACAAGGTATTGAGAACAAAGCTCGTGAACTAGGCATACTGGGTAACGGGTACGATAGCTACGATACTTTAAAGAAGAAATGTATGATGCGAATGGGTATGGAGATTGACTGAACATCAATATCAATGTGCAGTACGGCAGTTATGTAAATGGCGTAGTCAATGGGGGTTAGCAAAGTTTAGAGAATATCTATCAAAATACCAAATTGATAGTAATTTACTAAAAGGCTTTGCCGACCAATGGAAAAAAGGTAACAAAGGTAACTGGGGGGAGTGGAAATGAAAGAATATGACCCACACGAAGCAATAGACTTTATATTTAAAACCGCACCGCAATACGCTAAGGCAAGCGGTGAACTGGCCCAGCTTGAGAACTTTAGGCATAGTCTTAAAGCCATCAAGATGTCGCAGACTGAAGAACAGTCGCTAGGGGCACAGGAACGAGAAGCTTATCGCAGTCCTGAATACCAAGACTTATGCAAAGCCATAGGGGTAGCGGTAGAGCAAAAAGAAGCCCTTAGGTGGCAATTAGAAGCCGCCAAGATGCGTTTTGAAGCATGGCGTACCCAACAAGCGAATGACAGAAATATAGAAAGGTTGACACGATGAGAGGATTTGCAGAAGTATTCCTAGATTTAACTCGCACCATTAAACGGGTGCATGAACTTAAACTTAAAAATGACCATACCGAAGCTTATCTGCTTAGTTGCGATATAACTGACTATGCTCAAGAACTTGAGGATGTATTGCAAAAAGATGCAAATATCCAATGAGAATTGACCTAACACGCCAAGAGTTGTTTATTTGCGAATACATTGGAACTTGTAGGCGTAAAAACGCCATGCAATTTAACAAAGACAGGCAAGTTAGTAAGCGTGACCCATACGACATAGATATTGAAGGTTTTATGGGCGAGTTTATTGTTGCTAAACATTTAGGAGTTATGCCTGACTTTTCTTTAAATGAGCGTAAAAATCCCATAGATTTGATTAGTCGTAAAGGCAAAACCATTGATGTAAAAACCACTAGAAATCCAAGCGGTAAACTATATGTTACTGAATATCATAGGAAAAACCCATGTGATATTTATGTATTAGTCTTGGTTGATGATACTGGTGGTGATTTAATAGGTTGGATTGATAAGGAATCTTTGTTTGAGAAAGCATTTTATTCTGACGCAAACAACCATCCAAGCTATGTACTAGAACAAGAACAACTTAACAAATATGAACAAAAAGGATAAAAAACGCCATGACGATATTGCAAGACTTGGTTGCGTCTTATGCTACCACATGGGCTACCATGACACCCCCGCAGAGCTTCACCATGTCAGACGATTCGGTGGAAAGCGGTCAGAAGCACCAATACTCCCCTTATGTACCGAGCATCACAGAGGTGCTACAGGTGTGCATGGACTCGGAGCAAAGGCTTTCGAGAGATACCACCAAATTGAGTTCGATACCTTACTAGGTATAGTGGAGTCAAAGCTCCAACGGGTCAAAGCCTAATTCTGTAGCTACAGCTTTAGCCCTATTCCTAAAGGTTTTATCGTGCTTAGTCCACGCCTGAGTACTTGTATCCCAACGACTAGCATGAATCATCTCATGGGCCATAGTCCTAATTACTGTGTCTAAATGACCGCACCTAGCGTCAGATATAGTAATGGTATGGGCGTGTTTTTCCCCATCATCATATAGATAAGTTCCCATAGCATCAAAGTCGCTATCCACTACAAACTTAATTTCTTCAGGCAAAGGCAAGTCCCAAGACGCAAACGGCTCGCAGCAATACAACATACTGTAGATGTGTTCGATAATCTTAGGGGTAATCTTCATACTTCTAATATCTCACCACGAAACTCTACCTCGTTTTCTCCGCAAACCTGAATCATCTCAGGCATTAAAAGCCTGCCACGCTCCCACGAAGCCATGACAAACCCTTGTCGCCAATCTTTTGCGTTATCTTCTGTATAGCTAAAGCTATCCGCATTGATGTCGGCTAAAGTGCCTGTTTGCACACCCCAGTAGGTCTTTTGGTCAAAGGTTGATATAGGACTTAGAGTCAAGACATGGGTATGCCCTGTAAAAATATTACTAAAACTGGCTTGCACATTGTTATACCCTGCGTATCTACCGCCCTTATGCCTGTGTTTAATTACAGTATCCTCGTTGACCCAAAACGACCAACAGGTTTCCCAATGGGGAAAATGGTACTTTAAGTTAAATCCATCGACCCCCGAAAACTCAGGGGCACGAGCCACCAAAGCCGACTCATAACGCATATCGTGATTACCTAAAGTCCAAATTAAGCGACAGCCCGCAGGTCTAACCTTTTCAATAGCATCTAAATGCGTTTTACAGTAGTTTAGTTCGTCTAATACGCTAGGTTGGCGGTCAAAATTTATCTTGGGGAATCGGCTCAATACCGCCCCGTCAAAGGCATCTCCGTTACAGATAATGGCTTTGGGCTTGAAATGCTCAATAAACTTAATCAGGGCTTTAAATCCTGTAGTTGTATCTTCTGTAAAGTGGGCATCCGAAAAGATGATGACTCGACCCTTTTCTAATTCCATACCCCGTCTAACGCTATGGGTGGCAGCATCTAGCCGTTCTTGCAATAATTCTTGGCGTTTTGCCTTGTCAGCTCTAGCTCTCTCAATATAATCTTTGCTTTTTTCTTGTTTATAACTAAGGTCGGTTACAAGTTCTATGTTCTGCCTAATCTCTACTGACCGCCTACGATTCATAACGGCACGAACACCGATGCCTAAATGTTCTGCTAATGCTGTGGGGCTAGGATATGCTCGCCATTTCTCTATAAATTCGTCATCACTAATGTAATCACCATACTGATTTTTAGCCATATAAGACCCTAATCGTGATAAAGTTAGCATATCTTAACTGAATATTGTTAAAAAACAATGGCATACGCCAAAAGAACCGATGCAAATCAAAC